TAAATTTAGCCCTATAATAGAAAAATGAGAGCATATACCCCGGGTGGAAGATTTAGCACAGATTTTGAGCTAAACGAAATTGCCGATGGCATAACCGCAGACTCAACTAATCCTAAGGGTACTACTGGGGAATGGTGGGCATATAACGCTGCGGCCTCTGTTAAAGACCCTATTTACGATGTAGAGCCTCTAGGCGCTGGTCGTGTTTGGACTGGGCCAGTTACCCTTAATATTATTAAGGCTAGTATCACCCAAGGAACATCTGCTGTAAATGACCGCGGTTTCTACAACGCCGATTCTTTAAAGATTGTCCTCAACATTGATGACCTAAGGCTGGCTAGTCCAAGCCTGTTTAATGCTAGAGGAAATGTCAAAGCCAGCATAGATATAGCCAACAAGTACCGTCTTGTATGGAAAGACCAGGTATATCGCCCGGTGCGCACTCAACAGCAAGGTCAGGTAGCAGAGCGCCATACTATTATTTCGGTAGACTTACTACAGTTAATGCCAGACGAGCTGGTTAATGATGCCCAGTTCTTAGCATACGCACAAGCATAGGAGTAACAATGGCAAAAGATGCAAACCCTTGTTGGGATGGCTACGTACAAGTAGGCATGAAAATGAAGGGTGGCAAAAAGGTTCCGAACTGCGTCCCCGCAGGCTCTGGAAAAAAGAAGGTCTCTAAACCAACGAAAGCGAGTAAAAAATAATGTGCGCAGCATGTGGATGTGGTAAGAAAAAGGGCGAGCCAGGTTTTGGCAAAGGCCCAAAGTCAAAGTCAAAAGCTAAAGGCAAGGCTTGCACTTGTGGTACTTGCAAAGACTGTAAGGGAAAAAAGACACCATTAAAAGGTAAGCAAGGTAAACTTGATTCAGATAAAGACGGCAAGCTAGAAAGCTCTGACTTTGCCGCCCTACGAAAGAAGAAGAAGTAATGTGCGCCACCTGCGGCTGTGGAGCCCCAAAGAACAAGCACGGCATGAAAACCCTTCCCGCCGCTAACAAGAAGTTTGCTAAGAAAGCTGCTCCATCTAAGGCTAAAAAGTCGTCGATGGTTAAGAAAAAAGGTATGTAATATTAGAGCTTAGGCCCCAGAGATGGGGCCTTTGCTTTATCCTTTAACTGATTCCATGCGGGAATCAATGCTTTAACCCTTGCTTAGTAAATCTGCGTTTAAGGAGAATTAGAATGTCTAATTTCCAACCTCTCAGCCCTCAAAAGGTTGATAAGGCCCAGGCCAATCAGTTTTATACTGTTATTGTGCAAAACATCCCTGGGGCATCCAATAAAGTAGATAGCAATATTAAGGGGTTTTTAGACGCCGCTAACGCAATTCTTGCGTCGCGTTTTATCAGGGGGCGCTAATATGGCGCACGAAAATGATTTTAAAGTTGCTGTAGTTAAAGCAGAACCTATGGTTCGTAAAAAGTTTGATGCAATGCTCCCTCTTTCTGGGTGGCCACCTGCTATTCGTTCCCGCGTCAGCCTTGACGTTACTCCCGAGTGGATTAACGTTGTATGGCCTACAGACCTTGAAAAACAAGTAAAAGACTTAGAGTACGGAAGTCTTGGCAAATCTCCAACTCATTTTATTAAAAAAGCAGAAGAGATGATTGAAAATGAAATCACTGCTGCATTAACTGATATTACATTTAATCTTCTTTTGGAGCGGGGGGCACCAGTATGAGTTTTATTTTGGCTGAAGATGCAGCCCTTAAATCTTTGCTAAGCGGGCTTACCGTCACTGATGAAAAAGCGGGAGGAACGTCTACCCCTCGTCCAGTGCAGGTGTGGTTTGGAACCCCTGACGTAGAGCTTAGAGACCAGAAGTTTCCGTTTATTACTATAGATTTAATGGATATTCGACTTGCTCCAGAACGTCAGCAATCTGGAGTTATCTACGACAGGGATAACGCCGGCACAGTAACGGGAAATAACACCTCTGTATACAGCTACGAGTATCCGATGACTTATGATTTAGTTTATCAAATTAGCACTTTTGCCCGTCATCCACGCCATGACAGGGCGCTTATGTCTCAACTAATCCAGAAACGATTACCAAGCAAGTACGGAAAGCTTGGAATTGTTAGCGATTCAGGAGTTGAAACTACCTACCGCCACATGTTTCTTGACGAGTTTCTAAAAAGAGACACCGTTGAGGAGGGAAGACGCCTACTTCACAATATCTTTATTGTGCGTGTTGTAAGTGAACTATCCCATTACGATGCTGACCAAGCAACAAAGCTTGTACAGACAGTAAATATAAACCCAACAACAACCCACATCCCATCTGGCCTACGACCTATCTAACATTCGTCACATACCAAAATAAACTAAGGAGATATACAAATGGCAACTTACCTTCGTCCTGGAGTGTATGTTGAGGAATCCCTCAATGCATTAGCTCCATCCGTTGGTCCAAATTCAACAACTGTCGCTGCGTTTCTTGGCGCATCTGACCGTGGACCAACTGCACCAACCCTTGTTACATCTTGGAGCGATTACGCTTCTAAGTTTGGAACTTGGAACTATGACACAACTCTAAATGATAGCGTTGCAACAGTAGAAAAGAACAACCTTCTTCCTGTTGCAGTTAAACTGTTTTTTGATAACGGCGGCGCAAGCTGCTACATCAAGCGAGTAACCGCTGGTACTCCAGCATCTTCAACTCGTACTTTTCTTGCTGCAACCGCTACAACAGGCAGCGTTACATCAATTACTAACACAGGAACAGCTGTAACTTACTTAACATCAAGCACAACAGGTCTTGCTGTTGGCGATATTGTAACAATTACTGGTGCTACAGTAACTGGCTTTAACCTCACTGCTGCTGTAATTACAGTAATTTCTGCGGGCGTTAGCTTTACAGTTGCAAGTACCGTTACTGGTGCAACATCAACAGCAACTTGGACTCGTCAAACTCCAATTGCCTCACTTACAGCTAAAAACGTAGGTGCTTGGGGAAATGCAATCTTTGTAACAATTGTTACATCAGCTGTTTCATCTCGTAAAGATGTTGTTATTGCGTATCCAGATGTAAATACTGTTGTAGAATCATTTACAGATGTAACTTTTACAGACCCAACTGATTCTCGATATGCAATTAGCTTTATCAACTCTCGGTCAAACTATGTTGTTGCTGCCTCACTTGGAGTAACTGCACAGCCAACTAATACAGCAACACCTCAACAGTTAGTTTCTGGTTCAATTGGAACAGCCCCAACAGCTGCTCAAATTGCTGCTGGAGTTACTTCATTTGACACAATACTTAACTCATTAGTATTAAATGCTCCTGGAGTATTTGCGGCTAATGATGTAAACGTGCTTTTAAACTATGCAGAATCACGTGATGATGTGTTTGTACTTATTGACCCAGGTTACGTTACTGCTGGTGGAGCTACACGTACTCCTCTAGATGTCACGGGTCAATTAGCTCTTGCATTGAACTACCTAGACACATCTCTTGGTGCTGTGTACTTCCCACACATAACTATTGCTGACCCAGTATCTTCAACAACTGGCGCAACAAAGTTAGCGCATACAGGTGGAGCAATTGCTGGTCTTATTGCAACTACAGATGCATCTCGAGGAGTCTTTAAGGCTCCCGCAGGGCTAAGTTCTCGCCTAGCAGATGTTGTTGCAGTAACTCCACTTACAAACGCAGAACTTGATGCTCTTAACTCTGCTCCGCACCCAGTAAACCCTATTCGTTACGTTGCAGGTTCTGGCTTTGTAGTTATGGGCTCTCGTACAATTAAGCCTGGTTATGTAGACCGTTATGTTCCAGTTCGTCGTACACTCATTTATCTACGTAAGGCCCTTACAGACCTTACTGAGTTTGCAATTTTTGAGCCAAACGATGCTGTTTTGTGGCGCAGTCTAAACGCAACAGTTTCGGCGTTCTTAACTAACTTCTGGTCACAAGGCGGACTTCGCGGAGATACGCCAGGAGATGCATTCTTTATCAAGTGCGACGGAGAGTTAAATACTACTTCCGTAATTGATGAAGGTAAAGTAATCATTGAAGTTGGCGTGGCTCTACAGCGTCCAGCTGAATTTGTAATCATCAAAATCGGTCAGTTTGACGGTGGAGCCACCGTTACTGTGACAGCCTAAGGAGATAAATAAAAATGGCTAAGAAAATCGAACGTTGGTCCTCACATGCTACCGACCCATTACGTGGGTTTAGGTTTCAAGCTGAGTTCATAACGTCATCAAATGGCGGTACCGTCTTTACGGACAAAATCCTTGGGTTTACGGGAGGTTTTAATACAATCTCTGGTTTGTCAATTACAACCCAAAACATCCCATACCGTGAAGGTGGTTACAACACAACAACCCACCAGATTCCTGGTATGACTAACTTCCAACCTATTGCAATGCAGCACGGTGCTCTTTTTGGTAGCGACAACGCTATTGAATGGATGCGCGGTCTTTTTGCAGCAGCTGCGGGAGATGGCTTGTCAACAACTGGTAAGGACTTCCGTTGCGATGTAATCATTTACATTATGGACCATCCCGACACAAACCCATCAGATATTGCAACTGCTAAAATGGGCTTTAAGATTCACAACGCGTGGATTCAACAGCTTTCATTTACAGACCTTAACGCGGGAGATAACTCATTGTTCTTTGAAACAATGACACTTATCCACGAAGGTT